ATCTCTGTTGCAAGCTGTTGAAACTAACGCCAGCCTTTAAGGCCACACCTCCCAACGCCACAAGGGCAGCCGCCCCCAAGCCCATGCGCGTTACAACACGGCTGGCAGCCTCCCCAGCAACCATCAAATTATTATGTACTGAGCTCGCAAAATCTCTAAACCTGCCCGCAAGGCCAGCAACGCCGCTGCCCACCGCGCCAAGCTCACCTTTTACTGCCGTCATCCCGCGCCTAAAGTCGGATGTATCGGCTCTCACTCGGGCTATAATATCGCCTACATTAAATGCCATAAGCTTATTGTACCACTCACTTGCGGGTTGCGCGCGCGGTTGCCACCTGTCGCTTTAACATCGCAAAGCCCTGCTTGTCCAGTTTTTTATCAATATAATCGCGGCCGCCCGCCCGATCGCCAGTGTTTTCAAGCGCACTGTATAGCTTTTTAGGATCTTGCTGGTGTGGGTTATGCTCAATAGCCAGCAGCATTTTATAGTGTGCCGTCTGCCGCTGCAAAATACGCGCCTTATACAGCGGGATCTGAAAAGGGTACACATGTCGCAAAATATAGTCATCAGTCCAACCATATTCGCTGGCCAGCATATCAACCGCGCCATAAATGTAATCTCTCAGATTGGTAAATAGATCCTGCGGGTTGCGGGTTAAGCTTTGGCCTTGGCTGCGGTCTTGTTGGGGCTCTGCTTTTTCGGTTTCCTCCAACCCGCCGCCAGTTTTTTTGCTGAGTTCACCATCTTGTTTATGTCGTTTACCTCAAAGATGGCGGCCAGCAGATCCACGGCCTCGTGGCCAGCGCGCTCATTAAGCAGCTCGTCAACTGTAACCTGCTTTTGCGTGCCTGTTTCGATAATAAGTGCCACATCAGGCAGATGGCGATCAATGATGTCGGGGATCATCTCAACCACTTGCTCGTTGCTCATGGCATCCCACTCAACATCTTGTGAGAAAAGATCCACCAGCACATTGGCAAACGCACGCAAAACACCACTGTACCCGCCAAGGGTCAGTGTTTTCACCTCTACTGTTTTGTCATGCAGTTTTACCTGCACGCTCTTGATACTCTCGCTACTCATAAAGTAATACCTCCACGCCAGTCATGCTGGTCTTTTGTGGGATATTGCTACCACAATGGCCTACTCAGCGGCGGGATCGCCAATACTAAATAGATGGTTGCCGTTTTCCTTACTCTCATCGACTAGCGCGTGAAACTCACACTCTAGGATGCGCTCGCCGTCATTGACATGAGCGATAGTAATGGCATTGGCCACCATTGCCTTGTGGATTGTGATGGTGTGCTCATCGCCCTCGGCATCAACTGGGGTCAAAACTAGCTCGGCCGCAAGGTCATCAGATGACTTACCTGCTGCACTACCAACTTCTACGCGATCGCCTCCACCCTCGATGGTGCTGGCGGGCATAGCAATGTTGGCATTGGCTATGGTGTACTCAGCCAAAGGCACTTTGGCCATGGCTGTTTCACCCACTAAACGCTTGCGCACGATGCTCTCACCATAGTGATCTACAGTTACATCGTGCCATGTTGGTTCATAAGTAAACTCAACACCGCCCTTAGTGTGCCCCAAGTCGGTACTGTCAAACGATACTGAGCAAACGCCTAACGCTACATTAGTTGCATCTGCCATCGCAATACCCTCCTTGGTTAATTTTGTTAATATGCGCGCGTATTAAACGCTAGTGCTAGTATAGCCTACTTTTTAGGCTCAAGCACAATCTCATTGCGCGCCTTGCACTTGCTGCGCCAGCAGGTGATCACTAAACGCCCAGCATAAATGTACTCATCGGCCAAGCGCGCTCGGCACTTATAGCATCGAAACTCGCGCAAAAACTGATCATCGCGTGGTGTGGTTGGCTGCTTACTCGGCATGGCACTTGATCCTAAAATTGATACTAAACTCCTCGCGATCGGTTTCGTCTGCGCCCAAGTGGCCGCCCTCAGCGATCGCCAGCACGCTCATAAAGCGGATGGTCGTGCCCTCAGCCGTGATGCTTTGATTGATCAGCTGGTGCAGCGCAGCGTGCACTTTGGCCAGCTCGCCAATACCATCAACAAAATTGAGTGTTCTTATAAATACCTGCACTGTGGGGTCTTGGATCTCTTTGGCCGTTTGGTTGGGGTCGATCTCGATGCCGCCAGTTTGGTACAGCACGATCAAGTTGTCGGGCTCGTTTGGCCGCTTACTCTTAATGATCGGCAGGCTGATGCCCGCTGTGGTCAGTACGCTCTCGATGTGTGGCAAAATGTTCATGCTTTACGCCTCCCCAAAATCTTTTTCAATTGCAGTATCAACGCCCTTGCCCAGCTTTTTGCGCCACTGATCCATATTGCGCTTAATGGGATCTTCTAAATACTTACCTTTGCGGCCTTTGCCAAAGTTATATTGCGGGTTTTCGTGCAGCCGTGCGGCATAGGGTGTGTGATAGCCAACATACGCGCCATGATTATCGCGATCGGTCGCGCCAGTGTTTTGCAGTGTGCCTTTGCGATGCGGCACTTCTGCTTGGCTCAGCAGCAGCACAGTGTCGGCAACCTCATCCTCGGCCTGTGCCACTCGCATATCAATGCGGCCATCGATGCGGTTGATCGCACGCTCAAATAGGGTAGTGTCAAACTCGACTGCTATATTCGCCATAATTGCACCCCAAGCTCTTTGTGGTGTATATCGCCATTGCGGCCAGCCTGCTCGGCCACAGTGATCACCTTGTAGCTATTGCCACCATGATCAAAGCGATCGCCACCCTTAACCTCAACATCAGGCAGCACAAAAACGATGCCGTGCAGTGTGATCTGCTGGCCATCAGGTTCGATGATGTTTTTGCTCTTTTGCTCAAAACGGCAGGCCACACTCACTGGTGCAGCAAACTCTGTTTTGCCATAGCCATCAACGCCGCTTTTACTGCGCAGCTCGCCTGTCTGTTTGAGTAGTCTTTTGATCTTGCTCATAACTGTAAAGCATCGGTGTTAGTTATACGCCCTGTGCGGTTGATGAGGCCGCTGCTGGTGAGCACCTGCTTTGCGCGGGGTGCGATCATGCCCACTGTATTGCTTTGGCCGCTGCCGCCGCCTCGATTGTATGAGTAATTGCCGATGCGCTCGCTCGCCATGGCGTTTTCATCGGTATTAAAGTAATCATCGCCCATCTCGGTCATAAATGTAACCTGTGCGGCCACAGCCTCTTTGAGCTGCCTTGGCACAGTTATGATCGCGCGGTTGTTGTCGGGATCGTGTCGGCGATCTCGGCTGCGCGGAAACTTGCCCAGCTGGTAAATATGATAATAGCTAGTGGCATCGGGTGCGGTTTCCCAATCTTTGTGTACAGTTGCCACGCCGTCAGTGTTGCTGCTCTTAATTGCGCGGATCTGCCCTGCGCCTGTACCCTCTAGGATCTCAACCACAGTATAGTTGAGCTGGTTTACTCGCTGGTATGCGCCCGCATCCTTAACGCTGAGCTGGATCGTGCTGTCAGTGCCAGCGCGGGCAGTGTCGCGATACTCATGCGGGTGAGCCTTGGTGTGATAGCCAAGTATCATGTCAATATAAATCTCTGCCTGCTCAAACCGCTTTATGTACTCGGCCTCATCGGCCTGTGCGATCTCAACACCCTCAATAACTTTATAGTCGTTTTTGGTTAAATACCCGCGTAAAGTTTCCATAAGCTTATTGTACCACTCCAATTAACGATGCGCTCATCACTTATCAAGCTCAAGCACTTTGTTGATGTTGTCATCGATCCAGCCCAGCGCATCCTTGGCCTGATAGTGCTTGCGGTATCGCTCAGCACCCTCTTTGATCACGCGCTCTTTGAGTGCCTGCTCACTAAACATGTGGATATTGTCTTTTTGGATCAGGATGGGGAGGTCAAACTGCAACTCCTCATAATGCACGCGCACGCTCAATGCTAGATCACCAGCCTCGGTGATCTCTTTGCTGGTGATCTGCATTGCTGCGCCAGTGCGCGGTCGCTGCTGCTTTTTCGTCTTAGATGGTTGGCTCTGAGGCATCTTTGGCTTTGGCCTTAGGCTTAGCGGCTGCCTTTTTCTTAGGTGCGGCATTAGGCTTAGCGGCCTGCTTTGCAGCAGCCTTATCCTCATCAGTAGCCTGCTGGTTGGCATCTACCTTGGCGGCTCGTGCCTGCACATTTTTGAGCTTACGATCGCGGCGGCTCTTGAGCGCAGCCTTATATTCCTCGATCTCATCCTCAGTGGCCTCGCGGTGTCGCGCGTTGTCTGCGTCAAGCAGCTTGTGGCCAAGTGCTTTTGGCACTTCTTGGGTTGTTGTTAATGTCTGAGCGTTCTCGCCTTTTCCTACTCGCTCGGTGTAGGTTACAAATAATGTATCTGCCATCTCTATGCCCTCCTGTGGGTGTTTTATTGCTTACGGCTATCATTATATACCAAAGCAAAAACCCGCCAAAATGGCGGG